CTGCAACTCTATGCGCAGATCCTCGGGATCAAGTTGCAGGTGGACGCCGGATGGCCAAAGGCAAAATCAACCGCGCCCGCAGGAGGTGCAGCATGATGAACAGAATGGAACAGCTTGGAGTCCTTGTGCCAAGGGTTCTGCCACAAGTTCTGCCGTGCCCCCGCAGCATGGTTATTGATGCCCTGCAATACATTGCGGGCGATTTTTGCGGAAAGACTGGCGTGTGGTCCATGACCCTGCAAGAAGACGCAGTCAAAGGGGATAGCGGTATACGGCTCAATCCTCCCAAGGGCGTTGCCGTTTCCAGAATCGAGTCCGTCTACATTGATGGCTCGTTCATTGACAAAGATGAGTACCGCTCGACAGCAAACGACATTTTGCTTTGTTTTGTGCCCCAGCATGATGCCATTGCCACAATCATGTGTACCGTGAGGCCGTCTCGTAATGCGGAATCCTTACCAGAAGAGATTGCCGAGGAATGGGGCGACACAATCGCATATGGGGCACTGGCAAAAATCAAAGCCATGAGCGGCAATAATATCGAGTGGACAGATGCCCAGGGAGCCAAAGTAGCCCTTGAACTATACAACGAGGGTTGTGCGCTGGCGAGGGCCAAAATGATACGCCGAAAACACGGTGACAGCCTTTTTGTGGGTGACATATGAATATATCAATACCGACAGTATGCCTTACCATTCGCATATATGACCAGGATGGAGGCCCAGTTCCAGGCACCTACATTTCCGCGAAACTGAGCACTATCGAGCGATATAAGGGATACATCATCCCTGAAGAATACACCGGAGTTACGGATGAAAGTGGCGTCTGCGTAATCAAAGTATTTCCTAATGAGCTTGGGACCGAGGGTAGTGAGTACCGCATCAAAATGCGACCCCCTAGCGGCAAAAGTGTGACTCTCTACGCAACTGTGCCTAACACGGATTGTAATCTTGAGGACATCTGCGACCTTGAGCCGTATGCCGTACGTGGGTCTGGAGAAATTATTACAGCGCAGGTTATGTCTAGCGCTGAATCCGCACGCCAAGCAGCACAAGAAGCGAGATCGGACGCACAGTATGTGCAGGTAAACATAAATACCGCCACGGAGGGGGCAAGGCGAGCAGAAACGGCACGAGAACATGCTGAAACTCAAGCTTCTATCGCAACTGCAAAGGCTGGGGTTGCAGAGGTTAAAGCGTCCTTTTCTGCATCTTCTGCTGAAGCCGCGTGCGTGTTCAAAGAGATGTCGAAAGCTTGGGCTGAAAGCCACGCGGAACCTGATCCAGATAATTCGCCTGGCAGTAAAAGTGCAAAGGCATGGGCTGAACAAGCCGGACACATCACTCAAAACTTGCCAGTCACAGCCACAGCGACAACTACCGCCCGCACTCTGGCCGACCGCTTTGCAGATGTTATTAATGTCAAGGACTTTGGTGCAGCGGGGAATGGCGTAATTGACGATACAAACGCTATAAACTCGGCGGTAGCCCGCGCAGTTGAACGTAATGCTGCAATTCATTTTCCATCAGGAAGATACAAAATACTTGGGATTGTTGAGAGCTTGCTGACAGTACCTATGTCGGGAGACGGCATAATTGTCAGCGGAACTGATGAATTTTATGCGTCAAACAAACCGGAGCACACAAACACAATATATGTTTCCGTTGACGGTGGTGGTGATGGGCTTTCTGTATCTTCACCGCTGACAATACAGGACGCATGGCTGGCACTGCGGACTGTTGGTTACCTGCGGGGATTTTGGGTTGTGCAATGCGCTGCTGGTATATACCAGACAGGGATGCAGTTCACAAACGTTACAGTTGAAGATCGTAACGGGCTGGTAATTCAAGGGGTCGATCCAGATAGAGCCAAATCGGAATATGCGGACGCGTGGCCTACGCAGTTTATACCGTATACTACGAAAGACTATTCAAATATTATGTCGTTTTACTCAGTTACAAACATCGGCGTGAAAAATATATGGTTTAAGAATGACATCAACATCACAAATGGAACGTGTGTCGCTTTTGCGTATGGTTGTCAACGTGCATTCATTAATAATTGCTGCGTGACAAACGGCACATGGTGCGGCGTAATATTTCAAAATATACAATATGGTTCAATTTCGAACTGTATTGTAGACTCAAACGACAAAACAAAATGTCTGTACGGTGTTAATTCATACAACTCTTTTGTAAATAGTAATAGCGAAGGATTAACGCGCAACACAATAAAAGAGTACGCCGTTGGTTTTTTTGCGCAAGGCGGAAGATCGTATGTTCATAATGATTATAATGATTTTATATCGTGCGGAACAGCGATTGGAGCCGATTCCAATGCACACATTGGAAATAATTATAACACATTTTCAATGTGCACCGTTACACAGGAGCACATGTTTGGCGCTGAGGGCGTTGTTCCATCAGTTTCTGACATCGGTATAATTCGTGCCGCATTTGGTGCGTTGAGCGCTAGAGATGACCCCGGTGTTGCATGCTGGCCCGGTGTTTTTGTGTATTCAAGTGGCACTCGCGGCAGATTCAGTATGTTTGAAAATGTGAAAAACAGGAGCCTTTTTCATCGGTTACTTATTAACTTTGGTGACAATGATATAAATAGTACAGTAGATTCGAATCTCCAGGGCCAAGCAGTATTTTATAATACTACAGACGCATCTCTTGGATTAACCTATGTCAATCCAACCAGCATTAATAAATACTACAGCACTGGTTCCAACCAAATTGCTAAAGAATCGTTTAGTGCTACATACGAAAATTACTCATTATCTTTAGGCTCTGTTACCTCTTTCATTGTCAATGCCAATTCTATTGGTTCTGGCGTAGATAATGTACATTCTTGCGGCTCGGGCAGCAGGAGGTTTTCTGTTGTTTATGCGGCATCTGGATCAATAAACACTTCCGATGCGCGGGAGAAGCAGCAGGTACATGATTACAATGATATTGTGCTCGATGCTTGGGGAGAGGTACAATTTAAGTCATTCTTATTTAATGATGCTGTTGACCAAAAAGGAGATAATGCCCGCATCCATGCAGGGGTCATAGCACAACAGGTGATAGAGGCATTTGCAAAGCATGGTCTTGACGCAACACATTATGCTTTGCTCTGTTATGATAAATGGGAAGATGAGTACGAAGATATCGAAGTCATTGACCAAGAAGCGGTTACAAATGAAGAATCTGGAGAGATTGAGCAGGAGAGAAAAACACACGTAGAGCGCAAGTTAACAATCCAGGCAGGCGACCGCTACGGGATCAGATACGAAGAAGCACTATGCATTGAAGCTGCTTACCAACGCCGCAGGGCTGATAGGCTTGAAGCGCGGATAGTAGCCCTAGAAGCCGCAATCAAGCCGGAGGTGTAGGCCATGTACCACAACCGTACCGCCATAATCACCGCCGTCATTAACAAAGTCCTCATGAATCCACTGCGGGCACATACATATGAGCGGTGAAAGCTTGGCAATGCTGGAAAAGATGGAAGACGTCAGCGCATATTCCAGAATCGCCATGCGACAGTTCCCACGCTACGAGAAGTTTCTTTTGGCCGCCGAGATCAGGACGGCAATCTCTGAAATAAAGCGCCTGCTCATACGGGCTGCGAAACGTTATTACAAAAAAACCACCCTGGAAGACTTGGACATTGAGCTTGAACTGCTCCGCTCTCTCATACGAGAGGCAGTAAAGCTCAAATACATAGACGTACACCGCTATGAGGTCTGGTCTTTGAAAATAAGCGAAGTCGGCAAAATGACCGGGGCATGGATGAAGAAGGTGCGAAGCGCACAGGAATCCAGCGCGCGAACTGGTCAGAGAGGTGGTCGCACAACTTTCCCATTGAACCAGAACGACGGGTAAGTGGGATAAGGGCAGCGACCTACATCCGGCGGCAACTGGGACAATGGTTCAGCCGCAGGCCTGTTCTACTGCAACTTCAACAACGTTGCTTCCAACTCGAACACGAACATCGGGTGCCGCCTCGCAAATATAGCCCACAAGCCAGAAGGCGAATGCCCAAGGGTATTCATCCAGTGCTTTATTTGGGGCCGCTGTCCTTCTCGGTAAGCCGGGAAAAGAACAAAACCGTGGCAGGCGGCAAGTAGCTGCTGCAAAAGCGGCCTGCCACACCCTCAAGGGGTATGAACGTATGCCAAAGACAATCAGGGACATCTGGCCGCGCATAACCTGCTTCGACAATCTCGTTGCTGCCTGGGAGGATGCACGGCGCGGAAAGAGGTTCCTTCCGTCTGTCCTCAAATTCAGCGGCAGCGTTGAAGAGAATCTACTCGATATTCAAGGCAGACTCCTCCACAGGACTTGGCGGCCTGGCCCATGGCGCGAGTTCATATCCAACGATCCAAAGCCACGCCTCATTCAAGCCCCCCAGTTTGGGGATCGCGTTGTGCACCATGCGCTCGTGCGGGTTATAGGCCCGGCATTTGAGCGCAGATTCATCAATGATAGCTACGCTTGCCGCAAGGGGCTTGGTAATTTGTCGGCCAGTGACCGGCTTACTGATTTTCTCAGGGCTTCAACGTCTGAAACGAGAAAGTCTGGGCGTAAAATCTACGCTCTCAAGGCCGATGTGCGGAAGTATTTCCCGAACATTGACCACGACATCCTCCTTGGCGTTTTGAAGCGCACTGTGGGCGACGAGGGCGCGTTATGGCTCATAGAGAAAATTGTCAAAGACAATGGGTTTGAGCAGCGCGGCCTACCTATCGGTGCACTGACAAGCCAACTTTTCGCAAACGCCTACCTGGACGTTCTGGATCACTACGTCAAGGACGAGCTCGGCGTTCGTTTCTACGTCAGGTATATGGATGATTTCATCATCCTGCATACCGACAAGCGCCACCTTCACGATCTCCAAACACTTATCGGCTCTGTTCTTTGGGAGCGGTTGAAGCTTCAGTTCAACCCTAAGACGAGCATCTTCCCTGCGTCGCACGGAATTGACTTCGCCGGGTATCGCCACTGGGTATCGTACCGCCTCCCGCGAAAGCGAAATATCAAGCGGACTCGCAGAAAATTCAAAGAGATTAGGAAGCGTTATGCCGAAGGAAGGATGGACGTGGCGCAGGTAAGGTCAAGGGTCGCCTCTTTTGTCGGATACACAAAGCACTGCAAGGCTTCGAGAACCGTAAAGGGAGTTCTCGACGAATTAGTTTTGCAGCGCGGTGGAGGTGCAGAATGATTTTTTACGGGCTTCACTTTGTCGGTGACGACAAGGTTCCAGTTCAAGTGCGGATAAGCACCAGCAATCAGCAGATATGGGCGCGGTCAGCTCCCAACGGCGAATGGACTGAATGTCGCAGGCTTGACGTAATACGAAATTTGGACGGCACCCTGGCAGAAGAAGTGACAGAGGCAACGCACGCGAAATCAGCGGACGCAGCGGGAAGGCTCAAGAACCAAGTGAAGATCACGTTCTCGGGTGATGTTTCTGGAAGCGTGAGCTTCGATGGATCTGCAAGCGTTGCGTGTGCATTGTCAATTGCAGGCCTTGGCTCATTGAGCAGTCGTATCTCAAGCCTTGAAGACAGAATCAACAATCTCGGAACTGGCAGAAATACCAACTACGGATCAAGCTAATGGCCACTATCACAATACCAACTTTTGGCGGCGAGATACCCCGCACGGCCCCAAGGCTGCTTGAGGACACGCAGGCATCAGTTGCCGTTAACTGCCAATTGCAACGCGGAGCCCTTGAAGCCTTGCGCGGCCCGGTGGAGGTCGCAGGCTTGAGCGCCAGTTCTAAAACAATCTTCAAGCATGCCCAGGACGGTTGGCTGTCATGGCCCGGTGCAGTCGATGTGGTCAAGTCTGCCGTGACGGATATCTCCGGTGAAACTCCTCTTGGCCATCTCTTTATAACCGGTGACAGGGCCTACCCGACGCAATACATGAGCGGTGGCAAGATACACCGCCTCGGCATTCCCAGGCCTGGCAAGGCGCCGTCTGTGGCCGTAACCAAGGGCGCGGCAGATGCTACCGTCGCCTGTTATGCCTTTGGCGCAAACTCAGAATCAGAAATACCGCCACGTTACGGGTATGAAGACACCCTTTCGACCGTTCAGGAAGACAATGTGAGCGTGGCTGTTACGGCTGAAACCGTTGAGGACACAACGTCTACGGATAGCGGCATAGCCCGTTCATCCGCTTACTGCTACACGATTGTCCAATCCCTTGCAGACGGAATCTTCCAGCAAGAATCTGCGCCGTCACCGGCGTCTGAAGTTGTTGATGTGCTTGATGGGGACGGCGTGACCGTAAGCGATTTTGAAATCCCAGAGCTTGAAGGTCTGGAAATTTCCCATATCCGCATTTACCGCACGGTATCCGGCACAACGACGAGCGAGTTTCATTTTCTAGTGGAGCTTCAACTGCCCGTCACATCCCATGTGGACACGGTCAATGACGTGGACATCTCCACTGACGTTATGGCCACAACGACCTGGGACGCGATACCCGATGACGCGCGCGGCCTTATCAAGACGGACAACGGCATCTATGCGGCATTTCGCGGGAATGAGCTTCTTATTTCTGAACCGTTCTATGGCTATGTCTTCCCAGAGAGCTACCGACTAACAACCGAGGACCCCATTGTGGCCCTTGGGCATGTCGACGGCACGATTGTCGTACTGACCACCGGGCGGCCGTACCTGGCAACAGGCTCAGAACCTGAAAGCCTGCAATTCACTCACCTTCCCATTGAACAAAGTTGTGTGTCAGCAGGAAGTGTCGGCAGCCTGCCTGGCGGCGTTGTGTATGCAAGCCCTGATGGCCTCATGCTGTTCACCAGCAGCGACCAGAGCCTTCTTACTGCTCAGACGTTCACCCGCGACCAATGGCAAGCAATGCACCCTGAGAACCTTATGGGAACTGTGCATGACGGGCGGTATGTCGCTTTCTTTTCTGGGACAAATACGGGGATGCTGATCAGCGTCGGCGCAAAGGATTTGGTGCGCGTTGAACTGCCAGAAGATTGGAAGGTCCGCGCAGTTTACCACCATTCAGAGGACGATGCCGTTTACCTGGCCGTGGACACCAAGGATGGGAGCCAAATCTACCAATTAGAAGCTGGCGCCCCAATGGCATACACATGGCGCTCAAAGCCTTTCTTCACTTCCTCGCTCCTGTGCATGTCCGTTGTTCGCATCGAGGGTGACTTCTCTGCCGGCGCTTCTGTCCGCGCATCCCTGTTTGGCCCAAACGCGAACAGACCTCGTGCGCGCATGAAGGTTTCTGACAGCAGGGCGAAACGCCTTCCAACTGGACGCGCTGAAAAAGTATGGAGCCTAGAGCTCACTGGAACTGCAACCGCCTATGAGGTTCGGATTGGTGGGAGTGTTGAGGGGGTCGAATATGGCAACTGATCGCGGAATACCGGCCGTCCCGCGTGGGCTTGACCGCACACTTACGAACTACCTGCAATCGCTGCAAAGCATTGTCTTACGCCTATCAGGCATGGTGCGCGGGTCTGACGAGTCTAGAGCGGTGCGCGTTTCAGACGGCTCGGTATCAACCGGCACTGCCACTGCCAGCATTGGTCAGGGAGCGATCCTTACCCAGCACATAGCGGATAATGCCATTACATCGGCAAAGATTACGGACGGCGCGATTACAGACACGAAGCTTTCCGCAAGCTCCGTAACTGGCAGAGCCCTCGCCGCAGGCGCGGTGGGAACCATGGCCCTGGCCGGTATGTGCATTACCGCAGAAAAGATTGCCGATGGCGCGATTACAGACACGAAGCTTTCCGCAAGCTCCGTAACTGGCAGAGCCCTCGCCGCAGGCGCGGTGGGAACCATGGCCCTGGCCGGTATGTGCATTACCGCAGAAAAGATTGCCGATGGCGCGA